ACCTCTTCTCGCCGGAAAGTGGCTGGACAGACAACTTATCTCTTCTTAGGCCTCCACAGTTGGACTCTCTGGCGCAAAGGCCTTATCAAAGAGTGTCCTGATGCGCTTACCTGTCCCACATGTCATGAAAACCATTGCACTCAGGGCATCTGCTACTCTCGACGTGCTGACTGAGTGGCCACTTAACATCTGGTACAATGCGAGCTCCAGTCCTCTACCCCCATATTGCTCAGGTGAATATATGCACAGCATATATATGGCCAGCATGTAGCTACCCTTGCGGGCACGTGGATTTCCGGATAGAATTTCCTCAACAATGAGGTAATCACTCGCAGCAGGACTCTCGACCTGACACCCGAGACTTATCATAGCATTCAGTTTCCTCTTCATTATCTCCATCCCATCATGCTCTTTTTCCTTCGTGACACTCTTAAGGTGTTTCAGCTCTTTCGAGATCCATGATGCTTCCCTTTTAGATGCAGCCTCCCGTAGCCAAACCCTCGTTCTTAAAGACATTGCTGCTTGAGCTTGAGGGCTGAACTTACCATATTCCAAAGCAGACGAGGCCGAGACTCTGAGAATGGTACTGACAAAGCTCTTTCGAACCAGGCTGAAGGTATGGCAGTGTTTCAGATACTGTGTAGAGAAAGGGTGATTTGACTGCTCCAGTGCAGATGTGACTGAGGAGCTCACTGACGCCGCTTCTTGAACTTCACTATGAAAATTGGACTCAGACATACTTGAGACTGAACACAGCCTCTTCAGTGTGGCGTCTGCTCTCTGCCCCTTGTATTGATGAACTCTCAGCATTGTTATCCTGTTGTCAGAGTACGCACACTGGGACATCTTAAACTTGTGACCTACTGATTCTGCGTGCTTAGCCATATGATTGAAGAAAGGGCCGACTAACATCTCTTGATCTGGAGTCTGCTCAACTAGAGTTGCCACATCGTCTGAATAGACCAAATCCAATGATATCTTCAGCGGACTGTCGTCTCGAGCACTATCAATGATCACCGAGCTCATTGCAGTCCAGAACGGGTTCTCCCAACCCTCTATCCCACCATACTGGCCCTGAATTAGTGTCACTTCATCTTCGTACTCGCTGACGTAGAACACGTCTATAGCGCCGAAAAGTCTCGTGTGATTAGTTCCTGTCTCCTCTCCGAG